ACAGTCACTGTAAATAAAGTAGCTCATGGATTAGTAGAAGGAGATTTATTTTTATTTTCAAGTGTTACATTACCTGGTGGAGGAGCTACTTCTTTTACTACAGCAAATTTTACAACAAATACTTTTCAAGTAGTAACAGCTTTATCTGATAGTTTTACAGTAACTATGTCGGTTAATGAAACAGGAACAGCTATGTCTGCTGCTGGAAGTTGTACCGTTACACCTCATTTTAATATTGGTGATTCTATACAAGTAGCAGGTTATGGTTTTGGTACAGGTCGTTATGGTGGAGAAGCTTTTCCTATAGTATCAGACACATTAGACGGTGCACTTAATAATGACTCTGCTGGAACTGGTGGATCAGGAACTTCTATTACTTTAGATTCTACTACCAATTTTTCATCTGATGGTGGAACCGTATTAATAGATAATGAATTAATTACTTATGGTGGTAAAGCTGGAGCAAATCTTACAGGTATAACAAGAGGAGTTTCTGGAACTGCAACAGCTTCTCACAATGATGGAGCAACAGTAATTGAAGCATCAAGTTATTTTGGTTGGGGAGATGCAACAAATGAAGCTGTAACTATATTAGAACCTGGTAATTGGTCTTTAGATAATTTTGGTGAAATATTAATAGGTACTATAAGAAATAACAAATCCTTTCAATGGAACCCTAGTGCATCTTCTCCTTTAACAACCAGAGCAACAGTAATATCAGGAGCACCAGAAAAAAGTGTTATGACTTTAGTTTCTGATAGAGATAGACATTTAATTCATTTAGGAACAGAACCAACTATAGCTAGTGGCGTTCAAGATAAAATGTTTATACGTTTTTCAGATCAAGAAAGTCTAACAGATTATGCCCCTACTTCTGTAAACACAGCTGGTACGTTTAGAATAGATAACGGTACTAAAATAGTAGGAGGGGTAAACGCTGGTTCTTACAATTTAATTCTTACAGATACAGCTGCATATACCATGCGTTTTATCGGACCTCCTTTTACTTTTGGTATTGAACAAGCTGGAGCAAACTGTGGTTTAATATCACAACATGGAGTAGTGTCTGTAAATGGTGTATCTTATTGGATGGGACAAGCTGGTGGTTTTTATTTATTTGATGGTACTGTAAAAAAAATCCCTTGTTCAGTCGAAGATTTTGTTTTTACTACTATTGATGACGGTGATTTAGGTTTAAACTTTGATTCTTCTGATGTTATATTTGCTGGTTACAATTCTTTATTTGGTGAAATAAATTGGTTTTACCCATCAGCAAATTCTAATCAAATAGATAGAGTAGTTACTTATAATTATTTAGAACAAGTTTGGACAGTGGGTTCTCTTGCACGAACAACTTATTATGACAAAACAGTTTTTGATAATCCTTATGCAAGTGATTATAGCCCAACTGGAGTACCAACTTTTCCTACAATACAAGGAGTTACAAATGTTAATGGAGCAACGACTTTATATGAACATGAAGTAGGTAACAATCAAGTAAACACAAGTGCTACTACTCCTATAATAGGAAGTATACAAAGTGGGGATTTTGAAGTAACTACACAAGATGGAATGGGTGAATTTTTTATAAAGGTAAGAAGATTTGTACCAGACTTTAGAGCTCTCACTGGCAATGCACAAGTTACTATAAACCTTAAAGATTTTCCTAGTGATACAGAAGCTAGTAGTAGTTTAGGACCTTTTACTATTTCATCCACAACACAAAAAGTTGATACAAGAGCAAGAGCAAGAGCAGCAAGTTTAAAAATAGAAAACACTACTACAAATGAAACATGGCGTTATGGAACTTTTAAAGCTGATACACAAATGGATGGTAGAAGGTAATGGCAAAAATAATTACAAACATACCAGATCCAAAAGCAGAATATAGTGTAGAAAACCAAAGATTAATAAACTTAGCTTTGAATCAAATAGTACAAAAATTAAATACTTCCTACCAAGATGATATAAGTAAAGATCAACAATCTTTTGATTGGTTTATGTCATGAGTATACAATATAAAAATGTAGGTATTGATTTAAATAGCACTAATGCTATCTCTGTATTGACAGCTCCTACAAGTGGTAGATGTTTAATTAAACAAATACAATTACACAATAGTCATTCAGGTAATGTAAATGTAACCACTTCGGTAACAAACACCGTAGGTACATTTAAAATTGATTTAAGTACTGTGGGCACCAATGCAACTAAGGAAGTAATAACAAAAACACTTGTTTTAGAAGAAGGTAATATTTTAAAACTTACAGCAGATGTCGCAGACAAAATAGAAGGAATAGTATCTTACGCTTTAATAGATCGTTCTTTACAGAATGGATAGAGAAACCAGATTAAAAAAACAAGGCACTTGGTTTCAAAAACCTAAAAAAATAAAAACTTGGCAAAATCATATTTTTCCTATAATTTTAATTTTAAGTTTAGTATGTTACTTACATAGTTACTCATATGCAATTACACCAAGCTATATACAAAATAGAAAAAGCATTATCCCAAAAATGGTGTAAAAATTTAATACAATACATGGATATTCAATGCACTGAAAAAGCTAAAGTATTAATTGATGGAAAAGATGTAGAAGATACTAGTCAAAGAAATGTTTACACACATGGTTTAAATTCAGAAAGCCCAAATGATGAAGTGTATATAGAAATATTGTTAAAAGTTATGAATAACTGTTTAAAGGAATATACAAAAACATATTCATATATAAGAGAATGTTCTCCACAAGATATTAATTTACTAAAGTATAAAAAAGGTAATTTTTATAAAACACATATTGATTCGTTTCACACAGTTAATAGACAATTATCTTTTATCATAAATCTAAATGAAGGATACAAAGGTGGGGATATAATATTTTTTAACCCACACACCAAAGAACCTACTAGTAAAACATCGCTAAATACTGGAGATTTACTAATGTTTCCAAGTAATTTTTTGTATCCTCATGGAGTTACACCGATAACAAAAGGAGTTCGATACAGTTGTGTAAGTTGGTACGCTTAATTAAATAGTTGACATCACATCTCCATGTGCTAATATTTAAAGTAACAAAGGAGAAACAAATGATTAAAAATTATTATTATATAACAACTGGACAACATAGAAATAAAGAAATATATGATTTTACTAAAAAAAAAATGCACTCTTATTCTGAGAAAGGTAATAAAATGTATGTTTTACATTATGCATTTACAGAAATTAATGGTGTTAGAAAAGATTGGTTTGTTACAAACTTATCAAAAAATATTGAAGTAGCTATTGAAAAAGCTAAAAAGTATAAAAAAGAAAAAGGTTATTTATCTGCTGAATTAGTAATTAATAGTGATTACCCTGAAGTTGATGCTAATGAAAAAAAACCTCAATGGGTAAGAGATATTGAAGCTAGTAATAAAATCTATAAAATTGAAAGAACTAAAAAACGTCAAGAAGAAAAAGCAAAGAGAGATAATGAGAAAGAAGAACGTGTAGCAAAACAAGATCAACTAAACAAAAAATTAATTATTGACTTATCAAAGTCTGCTTTTGTAGGACAACCTAAAGATAAACTAGAGAAAAAATTAACTATAGTAAATTGGAATACTAAAAAGGTAGCTCCTTATTGTGGTTATGGTGATGATGTAACTATGAATATTGTTACTCTAGAAGATAAAGATAAAAATATTTATACTTATTTTGGTGGTGTTGATATCGGCACAGTAAAGGAAAACGATTTAGAAACTCGTGATGAAAAACAAAATATAATAAATTATGTAAACCCTAAAGATAGAGTTGGGAATACTTATGTAGTAAAATTTACTGTAAAAAAACATAATACATACATTCCTAAAAATCTTGAAAAATATAATTTTGATGGGGTAAAACAAAATATTATACAAAGACCTAAGGTTATCGCTTAGGTCTTTTTTTCTTGCATTTTATTTGTTGTGATTTATAACTATCTTATGAAAAAAATACAATGCACTACAGAAGAGATATATAGAAATAAAAAAACAAATTTTAAATACGCATCAAAAGAAGATGCTACACATGACGTAAACAATCCTAATACAGATACAAAACAAGAGGACATTGTTACAGACGTAAACGTCATGGTTCCTCCAGAAGCTTTAAGTTTAGTAAGTGGTACAAAAGAATAATGTTACCAAGAGGGGGAACAGAACTACAACATCATTTTTTATCTCACTATGTAGATGAAAAATTATTATCTAACTTTCAAATATGTACATCAATACCCAATAAAGTTTCTTTATCAAAAGATAAAATAAATATTCTTTGGCAAAAAAATAGTTACGATCAACCTAATATAGCTCCTTGGTTTGAAGATAAAACAAATCATGATAAATACGATTGGTATGTATTTAACTCACATTGGAATTACGAAAAGTTTAGATACAAGTTTGATGTACCTACACATAAATGTCATGTGATTAAAAACGGTGTAACAAATTTTCCAGTACGAACTCCTTATAAAGAAGGTGACATGGTTCGTATGTTATTTCACGTTACACCTTGGAGAGGTTTAAATGTGTTGCTTGGTGCAATGCAACAACTACAAGATTGTAATGTTCACCTTGATGTCTTTAGTAGTTGTAAGATATACGGTGAAGAGTTTGAACAAGCAAATGAATCTAAATATGAAGCTCTGTATGAACAAGCAAGAAATTTAGAAAATGTAAATTACATAGGCTATAAAGAACACTCTTTTATACAAAAGTT